TAACTACTCGTATCTCATTACGATATAGTTGCACGAACCATATCGTCGTCGCATCATCCATACCCAAGTCCCACGCAGTGTGTACTGGTAACGTCGACTCTACTCCTAATGTTTCTACGATACGCTTTTCCCTGTACGCTTTGTTCATCTGGTCACCGTAGTACGCTCCCTCCACAGGAACTTTAAACGAACACATGTATTCCGACTGGAATCTTGCTTCGTTGTTCAACTCGTTTCGAGCTACGCGAAGCTCCTCTGGCGTGATCGCCTTAGTATCCTTCACGGACAGATGACTACTATACCACTTCTTGTCTGCCTGCGCATGCAACAGCAGCTTGTAGAAATGGTTCTCTCCTCTAGGCGTTCCATTAAACAACGCCCACCCACCATTCTCTGCCAGGATCGGATTGATCAACTGCCACGCAGCTGGATCAGAAATACTATACTCAGAGAATACACATCCAACAGGGTTCGCTCCCACCATCTTGTCAGGGTCATCTGATCCCATCAACTGTATGACACTACCATTCTTCAGGTGTATCCGCATCTCCTGTTCACTCTTCTTCTCTACTACTTCCCTTGGGAAATAATCAATAAACTTTTTGCCCTCGCCAGTCATACCATTCCAAACAATACGCCTCGCCTGATTCGCATACGGTAAAATATACCAGTACGTTCCCACTCGTTGCATGGCCTTGATCGCCATAATGTTCACACAAGTCAAATCCTTGCCGGCACGTCGATGCCAAGCTACGCACGCTCGCAAGCTGCGTTTTGTCTGTGTCATATATTTAAGAAGGGGTAGCTGATACTTTCTCGGCTCCCATCCCATTGCTGGTATTTGTACTTCCATTATTCGTCGTCGTCTTCTTCGTCGTCCCAGGATATCTCCAGGAACTCACTGCTCATGTCTTCATGTGTCTCTTTTAATAACATCTTACCTACCCTGTGATTCGGATAATCATAGAATAAGTCGCCATCGTCATCCATGACAATGAACATGTAATTAGAAAAGTGCTCACCCAAGTTCCCTCGGATCCTGTCAAATAGTTCGTCGTGGTCGCTATCAATTGCCATGTTTATCTTGTTCACTTATAAACTCATCATACTCTGGCTCAATGTCAACTACTTCTGCCTCCTCTATCTCAGACTTCGCTATCTTACTATAATCTACCGTCATCACCTTAAACTCCCCAGTGACATTTGCCTGGACGTCGACACTCTTTAACTTCGGCTGTGTGTAGCTGGCTAGCTCCTTCCACAATGCAATCTTCTCCTTTACCGGTACATTTCCGTCATCTGTATACTCCAGCAACTGCTCGATCGGATTGATCCCTCGCTCCGCAAACATAGCAAGTAGTGCCTTACGCTGCTCGGACGGTGTAGGCGCTTTTGCCATCATATCTAAGAATTGCTTCTTAGTATCTAGCTGCTTCTCTACAACCTTTAGCTCCTTCTGAGCTTGTTTCATATCATCCTCTGCTTTCATACGTTTACGATGACAACGACTCCTCTTCGCTGCCTGTTGTTTAATAACTTGTTTCGGTTTACCTGCTGCATAGGTTCTTCCGTCTACTTTGCTCACAAGTAAATATATGTACACTATGAGTCATATTGTCAAATCGTTCACACTATTCACACTCAGCTCACACTTTTTTAAGGGGGGTGTGAACTACTTATATATAGTAATATAAAGGACTTACGGAATCGTTCACACTATTCACACTTTATTAGGGTGGTTGTACTAAGCGTTTCATGTCCAGCAAAAAAGTGTGAATTGTGTGAACAAAGTCATAAGTCGTTGATAAAGATACTGCTAAATAGTTCACACTTGGGTCAAAAAAGTGTGAGCTAGGTGTGAATAGTGTGAACAGAATAGACTAACTACTGAACCTTTGTGCACTAGTTTGCTGAAAACTGAAAATTGGATGCGTAGGTAGGGACTCTTATCTGCTCAAGGTGTCCACTTCCCCCAGTGGACCCCTTGATCAGATGTTTCGGAGGCCCACCCCCCCTGTTTCTAGTGTCACAGACCTCTATACACGCACCTACAGACTCCACGGCTCTTTGCAGTGAGAGTCAGGTTGCATATGTCGTTGACTTACAACAGCTTCGGATCGTTAGATCCTCAGGTTCCTGAGATGTGCTCATTTGAGCACCCTATTCTAGTTCGCGCCAGTGCTAAGGCCCTGTCGCTCAAGGACTTATCAGCCTCTGTAAGCATACGACCACTACACAAGAAACAGTGTCCAATCGCTCGCCCTTCCATTACCACGCTGACTCGTCACACAGCCTATCACAGGTCACGATCAAGTCGGACATCTCCACGCATTGTCGTTCATCGTGCTGTCGACTTCCTCGTTACACGCGACCATCCTCAACACAGATTGTGGCCGTTAGCTAATCGTCACACCGTCTGATTCTACACGCTCCGATTACAATGATTGTGCCTCATCAACAGAACCTGGCCATCAGATTTTGCTCCGTATTTGTCATAACCACGCTTCTCTCCACAACGGGTTGCTGTGAAATCGGTATCATCACACATTGTAAATGTGGATGATAAGCTGGTCCGCCCAAGCAATCAGAGATTGCAAGTGGCGACCGCTTCAATTTTCCCCGACCATTGTTCCGTTCGCCATTTGTGATTATGACAAACACTACACAAAATGCAGAAGTCCAGAACCTGTCTGGCACAATCATCGCAATCGGAGCTAAATCAGACGATGGCGATTACCCAACTACAATCCGTCTTGAGGACGGTCGCTACGAGAAAGTCTGGCACGGTGATCGCCTTCAGCGCGGAGCCTCTATCCAACTCGACCTTGTGACCTGGGCCAACGGCTGGGTAGACAAGTACATCGTAGGGTAACTACAGGGGCTGAGCAATCGGCCCCTTTTTCCTTGTTCCGTTACGCAATAAATCTAGCGAGCATAGCTCGCAGCATAGAATTAACAACAAAAAAACAACCAACAACATATACCCACAACATATTCTTCGGTTTTTGGTTGGTCGCTCGTCTGGGCGAGGCGACCAACCAAAAAGCCTCATCAATATTAAACAAACCATACATACACATGAAAACACTTATCAATAAAATCATAGAAACACGTCCAACTAAACAAGACATACTCAACATTAGAGAGTTTGTCATTGTAGCTATTAGACAACTACGCATTCACAGACTTACTCTCAAAATCAACAAACTAGAAAAAGAGAGAGCTAAGTTAGTAGATATGAATATAGCTAAATATATGGACAATCACGAACCAACAACAATTGAGATTTAATTATATGTTATTTCCTTTATACATAAATCAGATATTCCTATTCTTATTTGTACTATACATATTATACAAACTACATAAATACATACAATCATGACACCATTCGAACTAATAGCTCTCATAGGATTACACATACTAGGTATATCCTATTTATCTATGTACATATATTTCTTGTATAGAATTTTCACAACTAAATAGTATGTACGGTTTAGTTACCCTCGCTCGCTTGGGCGTAGCGAGGGTAACACACCTTCACTTTCAATAATCACACACATATGGAACAAGCAATCAAAGATACAATAACACAAATACATAGCACAGAACGTTATACTGACGCCAACAAGTCAGCATGGCGTAACCTGTTCCAACTTGCAAAAGTACGAGCATCACAACTCAAGCTTCAAACCAAGTTCAACAAGTACCGTCAATCACCTGTCGTCCCTCGTAACAACAATGATGACTTACTTGTCCGTCAAATCGTAGACAACTGGATGGCATACGATAACACATCTAATATTACTCATAGCCATCCTGATGACGCTCAAGTTGCAGACGACCAATCATGCATGCAAGCAATGGTCAATCAGCAAAAGCAGTTCCTTCAAGATATACTTGAGTTACTCATCAAGGTTACTGACACTACTGCTCGCGAGCGCCTATGGCACTTGTACGATCAGGAGGTCAACACCAACCTATCAGCTACTGACTACGCTGCATACGCAGAGTTTGGCGATGCATCAGAGTTCTACGAGTTCCGTGACCAGTCACATCACGACAGACATGTCGCACAACAAGAGTATCGTGACAACCCCAAGCTCGCTACTGGTCCAGATCCAGATGACAATCGTTACACTGGTACTGTACCCAAGCGTGACATGGACGGTCACATTACCTTCGACGCTAAGATGCAATCTGACTATGTCGACAACCTACGTGGTACACAAGGTGTGCTCTCAGGTCTGTATACCAACAGTTATCCAGAGCCCACGTACTACACCAAAGATCAAAAGCGTAGACTACGCTCTACACTTCTTGACTCAGACAATCCAGATGACATCAAGCTAGCTACATACATGACACCTATGAAAGCTGGCAGACGCTTACAAGTTGTACGCAGACGCAAAGAAAACCTGGACCCATACCAGGCTAAACAACGCAGAGTATTCTGCCAAAGACAACAAAGGGAACTATCCAACGAAGAGATAGCAGAACTAACAACCAAGAGAGAGGTATAGATTGTTATGGAAATTATACTCTTCTCATTCTTGTCAGCACTAGGCATCATCCTGGTGCTGACTCGTACTTTAGGTTTCAGACGAACAATGAAGTATCGCAAACTACTGGATGTAGTAACCACCTTTGGCTTACCTGTACTAATGCTTGGTACATTCTCAGGTGTTATTACTGCATTCTTTATAGGACTTTGGGTGACAGGCCTGACTTGGCTACTAAACCTGCTCACCCTACCAACGACTAAGGCACCATTTTCATATGGTAGCCAAGAAAAAGATAAGACAACTACTTATAGCTATCGCACCTCTCGCTCTAGATGTTCTTAAGTGTGCCCTCACTAGATATACATATAGAGTTTTAAGAGATGGTAAAAGTCGGTGCGACGTAAGTAATGATAACAACAAGTACCAGTTCCGGAGTGGTCGGTAAAAAGCTCACGGTTTGGTAGTCACACTCTTGACTAATTCAGGAGTGTGACATAATTTTCACAGTATGCAACACAAATCAATACAATTAGAAAAAGCCTTCGAACATATAACAGGCATCGAGAAAGCTGTTATCATAGAACGGTTTGGTTTATACAATCAGGACAAGTTAAGCTTACACCAGATCGGTGACAAGCACAACCTAACCAGAGAGAGGATAAGGCAGATTGAGGCGAAAGCATTACGAAAGCTGCGCAGACCTGACGCAGTAGCAGACTTACTTAACATGTGTGATGATAATGTAAATGAATAAGGGACAGAGCCCTAAACTCTGTCCCTTACACAATGAACAACATATATTACACAACACCAAACGACTTTGGGCTATGATCGTATATAAACAGCATTTAAAACACCTGTCAAACAAAAGAGAGGTAGATTTTGGTCATCTTGGCCAAACAACAACAACAATATATATTATATGGAAACTACACATACAGTAACTATTCGCTACGGTCTTACAAACAGTATCACACGTAGCTATTCTACAGACACTAGAGTATCAGATATCTTATCAGATACTTCAGTTCTTGCAGCACTGTCTGCACCAGAGTCAGTATCTGCCGTATCCAACGGTCAGACACTTGGTCGTGATATGCTTATCGGCAATTACGACACTATTACACTTGAGCAACAAGCATCAAGCAAAGCCTAATTTCTACAACCGTAGAGATTAGTCGTTGTAATCTAGCCAGCTACGTGACCTATGCGTAGCTGGCTTTACTTTTATACACTATGGACAACAATATTACAGAAGAAATTATACTACAACCTGACGGTAAGTTCTACAAGCGTAAGTCAGTCACATCGTACCTGATGACGCAAGAGGAAGCTATCCAAAAGGTTAAAGCAAAACCTATATATCAAGTATGCCCTATGCCTGTCGACAATGAAGGCGATACATACTTTTCAAACTATGCTGGTGATGATACACACGCATTCTACTTAACAAGTGAAATCGGTCAATATCCATTCCCAGGTGCAAACATACAACCACACCAAGACGAAGACGGTAACACCAAGTATTTACTTTCTATGGTTAGACCAGGTGACACTCCACCTGATGATGATATACTTAACTCTGACTTAGGTCATATGCCTGCGTATCAACCTAACACGGAAGAACGATTGTTTATTACAATGCGTTACAACTATGACGATCGTGAAATTCACTCAGACGATCCTATGTTGTTCTTGTACGACGGTGTTAGTCAAAAGTCATATGCACTTAATCTACCTAATATCTATGACGGTGGTCGTATCTGTGCAGGTCACAACTTCAATCGTCACATCACTGGTTATGTACAACAAGCTATTGGATTACACAAAGCACAAATGACTGACCTTATGACATCACTTGCAAACAACGACTTACGTAGCAGAGATCTAGAGTTCAAGCATTTACACTTTAACAATGTTGGTAAACATATTAATCCTGTATCACCAAAAGACGGTAGCAAAAGATTCTTCCAAGAAATTACTAACGAACAAATACTAATGTTTACAACCTGGCTTAACAATGACTCAGCTATTTAATAAACTTAACTCATGCGAACTAGCTGGCGGTAACAGATCAATCGATCAATATCTTGAGCGTCCACACCAAAACGATGGACTAAGTTATCACTTGTCCGATCGTATCCAACGCACAGAAGAATACTCAACTGATTCATACAAAATCACTTGGGAAGATTGTGATTTGTCTGCTGCGGATCAACGCATCTTACAAAAAATACTACGTAAAGACTTCCAAGATTGTGGTCGTAAACGTGGTGCTATCCTCAGATATATTAAACACTTCAAACAAGAACCTGACCGAACTGGTCACAGATTATACCAAACATGTCAAAACCAAAACTAAATGCAGTCATTATCGGTGCCGGTGGTGTAACATCATACATGCTACCAGCACTTAAAAATAGCTTCGACCTGGAAGCTACTATTATTGACG